TTCGACGCCGCCCTATGCTGCGCCGCTGTTCTTCTGCATGCCGCGGAAGTCGATAGCCGCGGCGCCAAAATCCATGCGCGCCTTCATCTCGACGCCATCGACCTCGAAGCCCTGCTTGGTCTCGAAGTACACGCCCTCCTGACCCTCGAGGAAGCAGTACTCGACCGTGTCGATCTGCGCGGGATCGGCGAACAGGTACCAGGCCGTGGCACTGTTGTCATCCAGGCGCGGCTCGCATATCGGCACCAGGCTGCGCACCCACTCCGGAACGACCTTGGTCTGGTCCGAAGACGCGATGTTGATCGGATAGATCAACTGAAGGGCGTAGCCCTCCAGCGCCGCCGGAACCCCGATGTATCGCGGTACCAGGTTCAGATGCGAGCCGGCAGGTCCCTTCTGCACGCGCATCTGCGCCCGCGCCTTCGTCACCGCCATCAAGGGATTCGACGATCCCACGGTTGGGTCAATCGACGTGCCGGGCGTCCCGGTCAACAGGTTCTTGTGGTTCGCGTGGAACAGGTTGGTGATCGCGGTGTCGCCGGCGTACTTGGCCGCCGAGGCCCCGGTAATCACGGCCCACACCGTGGTGCTCTGCCGCTGCGAGGCGGCCGCACCCAGTTGTTCGGAGACCCGCGTGAAGGCCTGCAGGTCATCGTTGATGATGGCGCGGCGCGTGATGCGCACGATGCCGCCGAACTCGGCCAGCGAATAGCTCACGCCGGAGTCGGTGAGCGTCGCCGTCCGGTACTCCCCGCTCTCGTTCAGCGGTGCGAGCTCGGCCAGATCGTGCAAGGCCATGCGGTTCACCGGTTTGAAGTCCGCGGCGGTCGTCTGCCGGCAGAAGGGCCGGAAGGTCTGCGGCATCGCCAAGTAGGCCACCCGCAAGGTCTTGTTCGCGACGTTGGCGAGAATGGACGGGAAGTCCGATACCGATTCGCCGCCGCCCTCGAAATACGAACCGCCCATGCCGATGAATTGCGGAAGCCGGCGATAGTTGAGCGCCTGCTGCGCGATCATGTCTTTCGACATTCCCCGCGTGCTGATGCCCGCCGCATTGAGCGCTTCGCGGGCCATCTCCATCAAGGTGAAGCCCACGAATTCCCGCGCCATCTCCGCGCGCTCGCGCTGCACCGCCGGCCCTTCGTTGCGATAGATCAGGGGGTTGATGCGAAACAGGATCGCTTCCTGCATGCATGCGAGTCTGGTTTCCCCGCCGTCGCGAGTGACCGCCAGTTCCGAATGAGTCGGATGCATCCTGCCATCGGTCGTCAGGTTTGCGGCCGCCACCAGTTGATCCTGGACTTTGATTCTGGCCGCATCGAGCGGTGTGCCGTCGGCGATCAATGCGTCGAGAAATTCCGGCTTGATGCCGTATTTGAGCATGGGTGTGAAGGAGGTGCGGATGGCGCTTACACGCTGCCGTTCGACCGCCACTCCTTGCGCCCGCAATTCCTCAACGCGCGCCGCGTCGAGTCCTGCCGTATCGGTACGGGCTTCCGCACCCGTCTGAGTCGTCTGTTCCATGACGATGATCTCCTGTTGTGGGCTGGTGGCCCGCTTCGCATCCGCAGTCACTTCTGCGGATAAGAACTGAGTTGAAAAGTCTGCCGGCACAGTGATCGCGGAAACCTCGAACGGTTCCCAATCTTGAGCCACAAATACCGGCGCCTGGCTGCCGCTCGGGTGCGGCGCCATCGTGCCATTTCCGTTCGGGTCCTTGGCTGGCACCTTGCTATAAATCCAGGTCCCGAAACTGAGGTTCCTGATGCGGCCGGAGGCGATGCCGGACCACAACTGGTCCGTATCCTGATTCTCCCCAGCCACACCGAACTGGAGCGTCGCCAGGCCCTTCGGCCCATCCGCCCACGCCTTGGCGACCGAACCGCGCTGCGCCTTGGCTCCCAGTTGGTTCGCCATGGCAGACTTGTAATCGAGGCCGCTCATGTGGCAATCGAAGACGGGCGCGCCCGAGTTCAATCGCTCCATGCGGCAGCCGGCCATGTCCAGGCGCAACATGTAGGGCTCGCCGGTGTCCGGGTCACTGCGCGGAACCGTCTGCCCGCCGTACCAGACGACGTCCACCGTGCGGTTCTTTTCGTCCACGGTCGCCGGCTGGAAGGCAATCGTGCCATCGGCGGCGGCAAATACCACCTGGTCGCCGGGTCCGGCGCCACCAACTGGTGGATTGAGTGCCCCCACCTGCGTCACTACCGTTTCCCCCACGTTCGGATTCTCCATGAATCCCTCCTTACGTCAGATATGTGCGCGTCGTGCTGTCCCAGGCGCGCGCCACCTGGTGAGAGCCCGCCAACAGAAGTTCCTTGACCATTCCCAGGTCCTCGTCCGACAATGCCGCCATGCCCTGGCTCTTGGCGCCGCCGGGCACCGCCTTGCTGGTCGGCGTCCGCTCTTCGGTTGCCGCAGGTTGCTCCTGGCCGCGGAGCGTAGTGTTGCGCGGGTCGGAGTCGAGGATGATTTCGAACTTGTCCAGCAGCTTGTTGAAGAGCGCGATCTGTTGCAGTTGCGCATACGGGTCGTACCCGTTGGCGAGCACCGCTTCGAACCATGTGATGCGGCCCATCCGGATGTCCTTCAGCGCCGCCTCGGCGTCCTTCACCGGATCAACGGACTCAAAGCGCGGCGCGGTCCACTGAGTGCCGTAGAGATTCAGTTTCGGATCGCCGACCGCGGACTCCGGGATCTTACCCACCATCAGGAGCGTGTCGATCATGCGGCGGCGCACCGGCATGCAGAACATCGGGATCAATGTTAGCCAGCGGTAATTCTCGACGGTGTTCCGGAATCCCAACTGGCCGCCGCGCCAGGACGAGTAATTCACCTGCGACATGTCTCCGGTGCCTAGTTCGTAGGGCAGGCCAATGCCGGCCATGATGCCCTGCAGCTCGGTCATCTTGTATTCGCGGTAGCCGCCAAGCGGGGGCGGGTTGTTGAACTTCACGTCCTCGCCCGGCTTGAGGTATGCCACCTGGCCCGGCTGGAACTCTTCAATCGGGCGCCTGGTTCTCGGGTCAGTGCCTTCGGGGAGTCCGAGCAACGATCCCTCCAGGCCCTCCGGCTGCGTGACCATGCCGACTACACATGCCTCGATCTTCTTGCGCACGCGCTCCGCATCGGCGTAATCGTCGAGGTCGCGCAACGCCATCATCACCGGCGACAACCAGGGCACGCCGCGGATCTGCCCAGGTCGCAGCACGCGGTACGAATGCAGAATCTGCTCGGCCGGCACGGGGACGCTGAGGATGCCTCCGCGCGGATTCATAATCAACATTCCGCCCGGATGGTAGGTGTAGATCCAATAGGCGATGCGCCGGCCCAGCAGGTCGAACTGGACGCCCTGCATCACGTGGCCGTTGACCGTGCCCATGGTGCGCGCGTGGTCGAGAAAATCCGCCTCGAGCAATTGAAGTTGCAATGGCACCCGAAGATTGTCCTGCGTCAGGCGCGGCCGGAAGCGCACGATGGATTCCCCGCTCTCTGCCATCGTTCGCAGGATCAGAGCCTGCATGCCATAGAAGTCCAGGCGCTGCGGGGTATCACATGCCTCCACGAAGTAGTTCCACTCCCCGTCAATGATCTTGTCGAGCGCGGCATTGCCAGTCTTCGCCTGCGGCACGATCCCGGTTCCGACTGTGTTGCCCACAAGCTCCTCGACCGCCTTGCAGGCATACGGATTGTTCCGGACGAGGTCGCGACTGCGATTGCGTAGCCACACCAGCGATCCCATCAACTCGACGTTGGCGTCGGTCGATGGCGCAATCCAACTGTTCGCGCGCCGGCCCGCCGCTGCACCGTCGTAAGAGAATCGCTCGGCGTGGCGGCCCATGAAATCCTGGGTCAGCGTCAACACGGCGCGCGCCTGTGCCCGGCGCAAAGCTGCTTTGGGCGCAACGAGTTCGATTGCGCGGTCGAGGACGTTCATGATCGGTGTCCCCCTGGGTACGACCCTCTGTGCCCATAGCCGCGGCTGTGCTCTGCCAACGTCGATTTGGAATCGCTCTTGCCGCCATAGGTCCGGATCTGCTCCTCGATATTGCCTTTCGCCAGCAGCAATTCCGCCATGGGCCGGTACGTGACCTCCTTGCCATCGGGAGACCTGGCTTTCGACACCACGCCTGCGATCTGCTGGTTTATCGAATCGAGATTCGCCTGCAGTTG